TAACGGTATATATAATTGTATTTAATCCAATGTATGTTGATGGCGTAAATGCAACCGAACAAGAAGCATTGAAGGGAGAAGCAGTTCCAATTACTGGAGTACTAGGAGCATCACCGCCTCCACTAAGAGCACCGAGAAATGGCATGTCAGGCGGCGAGGTCTCCTACGAGAACCCAAATGTTAGTTGCTCGCTTAACAAGCGTAGCCACTGCCCATTGAGTACGAACTTTAAGGCCTGGGGTTGCATTTACAGTCACCCCAGCTCCTTGAACTACAGTAATTTGTCCAGCCCCAGTTTGTAAAATGTTTATCGTTGTGCCAACGGGGAATGCAATGCTCGAATTGGGCGGAACAGTAAGGTTTACTGGAGTAGCTGAATTTATCTCCAGAAGAGCACCATCATCAACCAATACCAATGTGTATGAAGCTATTTGAGGGTTAATTGTTGTATGATAAACAACATTGCCAGAAACAGCGATTGATGTTGCTACTGCAACACCAATGGTCGGTGTTGTTAGTGCTACTGATGCTGCAATTTTTGCTGTTGTTATTGCACCATTTGCAATATCTTCAGATCCCAATGCCCCTGCATTAAAACTTCCACCAGATGCTAAAGAGTCAACAAAGACTTGGATTGCTGAATAGTTAGCATTATGTTCTCCAGCTTCGATTGCGTTTCCCGTAGTAAATGTGTACGGTATAGTTATTGTTGCCATTATATTTCTCCTTGTTTAATTACCGCGAATTGCTCTTCGCTTAAAACGATATGCAATGCTATTTAGTCCCCAAGGCCTGCCTGGAGCTATGGCGCTGTTTGTATTATCATCGGGCCCAGCTAATTCTAATTGAACAGCAAATCCCTTACCTAATGTACCTATTCCTTTTCTTTTAATTGAAGAGCCAACTGTGTCAACGCCATAGACAGCAGTGCCATAAACACCACCGCTACCATCAGTAGAATAGGTTGAGCCAGCAATTGTTGGTTCTAATGATATTGATCTTGTTCCGCCATCACCTGTAGTCTCATCATAATTTTTATAAACATCCATTGTTAACACGGTGTTTACTCCAACTTCTTTTAATACAAAAGTTGGATTCAAAAATGTCTTTAACTGTATATAACGATTATCATCAAACCATGCAGTACGATATTTACTTGCAAATTTACCCGAAAAAGTATCTGGGGAATCATCTAGCGTATTATTATAATCATCTACATACATAACAAAGGGGAATTCATTGTATGCACTTGCCATTAAATAAAATGCGTCATCTGCATTGCTTTGCCATTCACAACCGCTAACGAGTCCGTACCCGTTTATTTGAGTGTTATCAGCGTCTGTGTACCAAGGAGCTGATTGGAACATTGTATAGGCACCCACTTGTCCAATTGTTGGATCAAAGATAAAATTAACTGTTGCAAGATCAGTCACAACGCTGGATGTCCCCACCCCTAAAATACTTCCAGCATATGGCATTGAAATCCATAGTCTATCTCGAAGGAATGTTAAAGTAATAGTTTTTGTATATTGGCTCTTAATGTTGCCATTGGTGATAATTGGTTTAATTCTTTCAAAGACATTTTGTAAGCCATTGCGATTATAAAAATATAGACCATTTGGATAATCAAAGAAATAAACTCCACCAGAGCCCTCTGTTGCTTGCTGCGGGTAATCAATACCAATGTCAGTTGAAAGTTCTACAATCTGAAATGTGTCTGCATCATAGCCCATAAGCAAATAAACTGCTTTTGGTTTAAATATTAATAGTTGACCATCAACTACTCTAAGACCAGTAACCCCAGAACCGCCAGCAATAATATCTATATAATCTTGTTCATACCAGTTTTCTGGAAGATTTTCATGGGACCAGCGCACTCTGTTTGGATAAGCAACACCATCTTCATAAGTGTTGGCAACAAACATTTTATTTGCATGTGCTTTAATTAAATTAGCTCGCGGCATATAACCACCAGAAGCAACTGGAATATCATATGGTTGCCATGAAGGGCCTGACGCTGTTAATTGAGTTGTATAAGTATCTCCAACTGCCCATTTGCACATTGTATTTGATGTAATACCAAGAGAAAAATACATTGTACTTTCCCATTGAGTCATGCCCGCGCCATCAGTTGAAGGTACGGCTTGATCGTTAAAAGCATCTTTAGTTAGTTTAGTAAAATTACCGCCCGTTGAATAATATATCTTTCCATCAACGGCTGCATCCGCATCTCTACCAGTTGTCAACATAATTGTTGCTTGGCCTGGGTATTTGTAAGAGAATAAACCTTTTGGATTCCAAACACCACCAGCGGTGACAACCTCTGTGTTATGTTTCTGTTGATATCCAGCGCGGCTAAATACTCCACCACGAGGGTCAATTTCTACATTGAGCATTCCAGGCGATTCATTATCAAGCAATTGAAATTGGTCAGCACGAAAGTTGATGCCCCCAGTAAAATCAAAGAATTGCTTATAATCAATCGAGGTAGTTGCCATATTTTAGAAGAATACCCCTATTGGATTTGGTGAATTTGGAAGAACTGAAAAATTGTTGGGAGTGTTGTTCCACCAATACTTGCCATTAAGTTGCAAACCCGCACTCATCAGTATTGGTTGATTGCTATTAGGAGCTGTAAGATTCTTTACAGCAACCGCAACACCTATTTCAAAATGATTCATATAAACTTGGGCCATAGTTGGGTCTTCTTGGAACTGGAATATACGACCAAGAGTATAATTAACCAACATAAATTGAAATTCATTATCAAGATCGACATATGCAGTGCTGCTTGAGTTAGCCGAATCACTTAGCCAAGTTAAGTCTGGTTGACGATAACCACGAATATTAATGGTGTAAGTAGTACTATCTGGGCGAGGCCATAGGTTGATAGCGTTGTTCCATAGTGTCCAATACACTGGGATACCAGAAACATCGTTAGTACCCACCCATATTGCTTCAGCTTTAAATTGATCTATATAAATTAATTCATTCCCGCCATTGGTGCTGTTAACGACATTGATTACTTGACGAATGTTCGCGGTAGTTTGGTTTAATGCCAAAACATCGGGGGATACTGCAACATACGGAGAAAAAGCAGATATTGTGGAAAAACCAGTACTGTAGGCGTGGGTATCGGGGAGTGTAGAGAACGCCCAACTTGCCTGGAACCATGGATAGCGATTATTTGTAGAAACAATCCTTTGATAACCTTCTTTCATAAATTGTAAAACTAAATCTTGATCAATATCATCCGTATTGGCATTATAACCAACTTGTAGCTGGGATAGACTTTCTATTAATTCAATAAGATAATAAGCATTGATCCCTGTTGTCAATGTTGTACTTGGTGCAGCCATTGTTTCTCCTGTATTCTAAACTTTATTAGTTCGCCGCTGCATTTACATACAGCAACTCTGATTTGACTTCTTCTCTTACTGGCATTCCATGTGGGTAGGCTCTTGCAATAATATTATCTTTACTCCATTTTTCCCCTTTTTTCAAAGGAGTTACTTGATTAGATAATCTTCTCAAATGTCCAATGCATAGTGCTGTTGGAGCAAATGGATGAGCTACACATATATTCCCTTCATTTGTAAATTCTATACAATGGATATAGTCAACTTTAAATGCAATACCACTTGGTGGAGCCAACTCAACTCCCTCAAGCCCCATATATGAGGGCATTACATTTGCTTGCGAAATACCTTCTTGCGCACCATATCTTTCTGCGCCGACTGGCATTTGATTAGTAAACACTGGTTGAATAGGCATAATTTTTCTCCTTCTAAGATTCTCTCTATATATTGTATAGTTCGTTACCTATATGTCCACGGGCATGCCAATACGGGGAGAGCGCCGAAGGATGCGCTTTTAAACTCCCCGTATTAACGACTTTTATAAATTTAACTACATGTTTGGGTTAGTTAATAATAATGCCTGGGGCGCTTCCACCGAGATACCCCAGACACTATTAAACTTAGTTAGGCTGTCTTTGCTGTAAGTTTGGCTTGACGAGCACGGTTGCTACAGGTCAGCTGGCCGAAGGCAAGAATCAACGCATAACGAGCGTCAACGCCTGCAACGGTGCCTTGCTGGAACGCCGAGGTTGTAAACCAATGACCATTCATAGCCGTCAAAGCAAGATACTTGCTGTTGATGAAGAACATATTACCTGATCCACATGAAACATCGAATACCACTGGGGTCTGCTTGAACATCAAGTTCTGGAAACCCAAGTTTGCTTTTGCCGTATCCTGATAACGCACTTGAGGCGTTAGCAAGGCTTCGTAGGCCTGGAACAAAGTCTGAGTCGTGACAACTAGATCGGGATGATCGTTACCACGGCTTGCTGTGTTGTAGGCAGTTGCCATTTGGGCTTGAGTCAGGGCCGCAACCGAGTTATCTTCATATGACTTCCACCAATCATTTGTTGCTGGGTCAATGTTACCAACGACATTAGAAGCATCGATAATCCAACCGATACCATTAAAGTCTTTCCCACTGTTACCTGGTGTTCCAGATGCGAAGAGCATGTCATTCAAGGATTCCTTGATTGACTCTTCTGACTGCATAATCTTTGCATTCAGCAATTTGATAATTGCCTCTGAACCACGGTTCTTAGCTTCCTCAATACCGCTGATCGCGATAGAAGCAGCCATCTGCTTCCAATCGTACTGCGCTGCTGAGATGCCTTCCTGTGGGGTGAGGTCAATTGAATCATAACCCGAGTATGAACCCGTGGTATCGTTTACTGCGTACACGAGCGGCTCAATTATTTGTGAACCACCCTCTTCCATCACAATGCGGCCCCTTGAGTTTAGATGCTCAAGAAGGACTCTCGCTGTGAAAATGTTATCGACCAGTGTTGGTCGATAGTTTTGCAATGTTGTTGACAACAGTGCATCAAAATTATCATTACCTGCCATATTGTTATTCTCCTATGAATAGTGATACATCTTCTTCAGATGTAGTTAGTTTTAAACGCTTAATTCTTTTTGCGCCGCCTTAAACGCTTCAAGGACGGTTTTTGGGTGAGCAGATTGTGGTGCTGATGTCGATTTAGATGATGCTGAGCTGGAAACAATGTTTGCACCTCTTTTAGCTTCTAGTCGCGCTTGTTCATCCGCTAATTTCTTAGCAGACTCGGCTCCTTTGGAATAAATTTTATCGAAAGCAACTTGTTTAAAAGTTGTCTCCAAATCGGTTGATCCAGTAGCCAACGCCCTAGCAACTACTTCATCTGCGTCGAAGTCATCGCCATACTTACTCTGCAAAGAAGATATCGCCTTGGTTAAATCCTCCATCGCTCTTTGTTGTTCAAAAACGACAAGTCTTTTTTCCAAATCCTTGACTTGCTTCTCAGTTGGGTCCATCCACACATCCTCTTCTTCTAACGAAGATGTAATATCTAAACTGTACTGGTCTTGCAATAGTTTCAAGGTACCCGCTGGGTCGTTCTGCAAAGCTTCTTGCAAAGCAACGGCGTATTGGTTTTGTTTTCTTTGCTCGCTGAGTTCCTGTGTCTTACGGGTATAATCCGCTTGACGCTGGTATCCAGCAAGAGCCTCTTTCAGTGGAACTACAACTTCTTGACCGTCTACTTGGAGCTTTACAGATTTCTCTGTATATTCTGCAGGATCAAAAAAGTCTTGATCGACTTCTAGAGTTTCCGCTTGCACCTCTTCCGTTTCAGTAACTTGTCCACTGTCTAGTGTGGGGTTACTCTCTTCGTCAACTGCGCTAGCATTTTCTTCTATTTCATTCATGGAGTCCATGTGCCTTCCTTTGGTTGTTCCTTGGGGAATATATCTTCCCTATTATATAAGTAAAACTCATTACCTAAATTAATTCTTATTGTGATTGTGCCATCAATTGCTGTAATATTTCAGGGGGTAAAGACTGTAATATCCCAGCCATTTCCCCGTCAATTTGAGGGCCTGGGCCTTGTACTGGAGCATTCGGGACTAAGCCCGCTGGCAATCCAGGTGGCATTCCTTGTTCAGGAGGCATTCCTTGTTCAGGAGGCATTCCTTGT